GGTGCTGCATTTGTAACACCACCTGGATACTGGCACTCACATCATAATGAATCGAGTGCTGATGCTTATGTTTTACCTATTCAAGATGCTGGACTACATACATATCTTCGTACTCTTGACATTGCTTTTAGTTAAAAATGACTGATAAGATTGTAATTACTCCCGAAACATATGAAAAGATGAATGAGGAGTTTAAAGAACTGGGACTTGCTTTTCAACTTTATATACCCACTCAGGAACAGATTGATAAGTGGAAAAAACAGAGTAGTATGGAAAGTTAAGACACTTTAAGAAGAGGCACACCACCTCCCAAAAACGGGAGGTTTTCTTTTAGTATGGGTTCATACGAGACAAAACACATGGCTGTACGGAACGAGATTAAATCACAACTCGCACGACTGCTTGCCACTGAAGATTTGATTGTAGAGCATAAGAAAGTTCAAACAGCATCTTTTGATGTATCCCGTCGTTTGTTGATTCTTCCAATGTGGGAGAAAGCAAGTGACAATGTATATGACCTATTGGTTGGACATGAGGTTGGTCACGCACTCTTCACGCCGGATGAGGATCCACCAAAGGGTATCCCACATCAGTTCATCAATGTGACCGAAGATGCTCGCATTGAGAAACTAATTAAGCGTAAGTATTTGGGTCTGGCAAAAACATTCTTCAAAGGATATCGGGAACTTAATGACGATGATTTCTTTCAAATTGAGGAATATGATATTGATGAAATGAATCTTGCGGATCGTGCAAACCTTTATTTTAAAGTAGGTAACTTTGTTGATATCTCTTTTACTGAGGAAGAACAAGAAATCATTAATCAAATTCGTGATGCAGAAACCTTTGCTGATGCTTGTGCTGCAGCCAAGGTCCTCTATGATTACTGTAAGAAACCTAAGGAAGATCAAGAGTCACCTACCCCTGTTCCTCCTCAATCCAGTTCTAATGGTCAATCAAATAATGAGGAAACTCAGAGCGAATCACAGACAGAAGATGGTGAGGAGGAGCAAAAAGATAAAACTCCTAATGGAAGTGACAACGCTATTGATAGTGATGATGAACCCACGGTCAATACAATGGAGTCCTTTGAAGATAATCTTCAAGACTTGATTGAAGAAGATACTTGGGAAAATGATTATCTAGAATTTCCTGTTGTAAATCTTGAAACTGTCATTGCTTCTAATAAAGAAGTCCATCAGGAAATTGATTCCTGTTGGAAGTATCAGTCTCTTGCAAAAGGACCTGAAATTTATAAAGCAGCAGACGATGAATTTGCTAAGTTTAAAAAATCTGCTCAAAAAGAAGTCAACTATCTTGTAAAAGAGTTTGAATGTAAGAAAGCAGCAGACTCTTATGCTAGGGCATCCACTGCTCGCACAGGTATGCTTGACATGTCGTCACTTCATACTTACAAGTTCAATGAGGACATCTTCAAGAAAGTGACTGTTGTCCCTGAGGGCAAGAACCATGGTCTGGTATTTGTCTTGGACTGGAGTGGATCAATGCAGTACCTCCTAGAGGATACTCTGAAGCAACTCTTCAACCTCGTCTGGTTCTGTAAGAAAGTTGGTATCCCATTTGATGTTTATGCTTTCACGAATGAGTGGCGTCGGCGCAGCATCAATTATGAGAACGGAAATACTATTTTTCCAGATACCACTCCACACTATGAAAGAGAAGTGGGATTGCTAGCAGTTGATGCTGACTTCAATATGATGAATGTTTTGACCAGCAAAGTATCTGCTCCTGAAACAGATCGTCAAATGTTAAACCTTTGGAGAATTGCTTACTACTATACTCGTCAGTACAAGTTGGATTATACCAATCCCTTGAGGTTGTCTCTTTCAGGAACTCCTTTGAATGAAGCATTTGTTTGCTTGCGCCAAATTCTTCCTAAGTTTCAGAAAGAAAACAAAGTTCAGAAAGTTCAGTGTGTTGTTCTAACGGATGGTGAAGCAAATCATCTTTCTCGTCACGTTGAAGTCAAACGTTACTGGGAATCTGAACCTTACATTGGCCACCGTCAACTGAATGTAAATTGTTTCATCCGTGATCGTAAGTTGGGTACTACCGCTCGTGTTCCGCGTGGATTTGCAGAGTTTGGTGATTTGATGCTTAATAATCTTAAGCAGAACTTTCCCTCTGTAAATTTCATTGGTATTCGTGTTCTTGCACCCAGAGATGCAAACTCTTTCATTCGTCGTTATTATGAACAGGGAACTGATGAATTTATCAAGATTCAAAAAGAATGGAAGAAGAGTAAAAGTTTCTCTATTAAAAATTCTGGATATGATATTTACTTTGGATTATCCTCCACTGCTCTCGCACAAGAATGTGAGTTTGAAGTTGATGATGGTGCTAGCAAAGCAAAGATTAAATCTGCATTTGTCAAGTCTCTCAAAACTAAGAAACTAAATAAGAAGGTCCTTGGCGAATTTATTTCTCTAGTAGCATGACAAAAGAAAATTGGAGAGAGATTGCTAAGGCATCAGAAAAAGATCCTAAGGTGCTTGAAATCCTTGAGAATGGTCCCAGATCACTCAGTCAGGCATACCTACTCGGAGCAATGAGATACAAATACGGAAAGACACAATAAGAAGTGTCACACTGGGGGCGAAACCGCCCCCTTTTGCTTCTATAATAACAGCAGTTAAAAAAAACAAATGTCTCGCACGAGAATGACAGACGATCAAATTATCAACGATCTTAAAAACACATTCGGCACTGAGTTCACTGCTGCTGATGTTCGTGGTTACTGTGCATCTCACAGCGTATCCTATCCTACAGTTACTCGCCGTCTTGAGGAATATAAAGTTGGTCGTGGTAAGTGGAATCTAGAAGTAACAAAAGAGACAGTAAAGGAATTAGAAGTATCGTATAGTGCTCCTGCAGCACTTCCTGCTACTGAACAAAACCTTATCCCTCAGAAAGATGATACCTTCGTCAAGTTTGGCAATTTCAGTGATGTTAAAAAAATTATTCAATCCCGTATTTTTTATCCAACGTTCATTACAGGATTGTCTGGCAACGGCAAAACACTCACTGTCGAACAAGCGTGTTCGCAACTTGGACGAGAACTAATTCGCGTAAACATTACTATTGAAACTGATGAAGACGATCTTATTGGTGGTTTTCGCCTTGTCGATGGGGCAACTGTTTGGCATAACGGACCTGTCATTGAAGCACTCGAACGTGGTGCAGTCTTGCTCCTCGATGAGGTTGACTTGGCTAGCAACAAAATCCTCTGCCTACAGTCCATTCTTGAGGGTAAGGGCGTGTTTCTAAAGAAGATTGGTAGATGGGTTGCTCCTGTTGCTGGGTTCCAAGTATTTGCAACTGCCAACACCAAAGGTAAAGGCAGCGACGACGGCCGATTTATTGGAACCAATGTGCTTAACGAAGCATTCCTTGAGAGATTCCCAGTTACCTTTGAGCAAGAGTATCCTAGTCCTGCTATCGAAGCAAAAATTCTGAGTAAGATCTGTAGTAATGATGAGTTCGTCGCTCGTTTAGTCGATTGGGCTGACATCATCCGCAAGACCTTCTACGATGGTGGTATTGAGGAAATCATTAGCACTCGCCGTCTAGTTCACATTGTTCGTGCTTATTCAATCTTTGGTGATAAAGCAAAAGCAATCCAAGTTTGCATCAATCGTTTTGATGATGAAACAAAGCAAGCATTCCTAGAACTGTATGACAAGGTGGATGCAGACTTTGTGATGCCCATTGACGAGGAGGTAGCATCCTGATATAATGATGACAAACTCTTGGTCCTTTATGTTTGATGAATTGAAAATGACTAATCAAGACCTTTTTCAAGAAGATGTTGCACTAACTCGTGAAGAGAGAATTGCAGAAGAGAAGGATGTCATGTTTTATTATGGGGAGGATAATGGTATGGAATCTTTCAACCTTGACATGGATTCTAATCGTTACAAGTATAGTGAGAATGTTATTCTCAAAGAACTGAAAGATTATATTACTGGCACATACAATCAGCACTATTCTGCTGGTGATGATAAGATTCAAACTCTGGATCTAATTGAAGCATGTGGAGACGGTGAGTCATTTTGCCGCTCTAACATTCTCAAGTATGCCTCTCGTTATGATAAGAAAGGCACTGCACGTCGTGACATCATGAAGATCTTGCATTATGCTGTGCTTCTGATGCATTTTAACGACAAGAATGCAAAACGTGAAATCTACCCTCAGTGATGAAAATCCGAACTCGTATGAAACTCTCCGATAATACTCTTTCCCTGCTCAAGAACTTTTCTTCTATCAATCAGTCTATCCTGTTCAAGAAAGGGAATACTCTTCGCACCATTAGTGTGATGAAGAACATTCTGGCAGAGGCAACAGTCACAGAAGACTTTGCCAAAGACTTTGGTGTTTATGATCTCAACCAGTTTCTAAATGGTCTTGGTCTTCACTCCAGCCCTGAACTTGATTTCGGTAACGATGGTTATGTTGTTATTCGTGAAGGTAGGTCTAGGTCAAAGTATTTCTTTGCTGACCCTAGCGTCATTGTGACCCCTCCAGAAAAGAGTATTGAACTTCCTAGTGAAGATGTTTGCTTTGAACTTAGCACTGAGCAACTGGACAAACTGTTGAAAGCAGCAGGTGTCTATCAACTGCCTGACCTTTCTGCCGTAGGTGAGAATGGTGTGGTTAAATTGGTTGTTCGTGATAAGAAGAACGATACTTCTAATGACTATGCTGTGGTTGTTGGCGAGACCGACAAAGAGTTCATGTTTAACTTCAAAGTGGAGAACATCAAGGTTCTTCCTGGAACTTATGAAGTTGTCGTGTCACAAAAACTTTTGTCTCGTTTCACTGCTAAGAACCACGATCTGACCTATTATATTGCTCTGGAACCAGATTCAACATTTGAGTGAGAACTCATGAACATCTTCGTCACAACTCCTGATCCCCACATGTCTGCTCAGGTTCTTCCTGACAAACATGTGGTCAAGATGCCTTTAGAGACATGTCAGATGCTCTCTATCATATATTCTTCTTGGTATTATGACTGGGGTCCTATTCATAAAATGAATGGTGAACCATACGCCACCAAGAAAGGTGCCTTTCGCAATCATCCCTGCACTAAGTGGGCAGCAGACTCAGTATTTAATACTGCTTGGTTGATTCAACATGGATGTGCCCTTGCTCATGAGTACTGGCATCGATATGGAAAAATTCATTCATGTTCTAAAACATTGCTTGAAGCAAAGAGGATGTTCCAAAATGTTGCTGGTCAAGCAATAACCTGCCACTCTATGGCAGATAACTTTGCCCGCGCTATGCCTGATGAGTTTAAATTTGACACAAGCATCGATACTTTTACTGCTTACAAAATGTATATTTCGTCCAAACCTTGGGTTGCATCTAATTATCTTCGTGACGAATCCAGAAAACCGGATTGGGTATAAATGAAACATATCCTTTTCACATTGAAAGGTTGCCCATTTGAACTGCTTGATGACAGAGAGTTTATTCGGATGCTTTTGTATAAAGCAACAAAAGAATGTAAGGCAACTTTATTAAATCTTGCTGCTCACAAATTTGAACCTCAAGGTGTAACTGGATTTGCATTGCTTGCTGAGTCCCACATTAGTATTCACACTTGGCCTGAAAATGGCATGGCAGTATGCGATGTCTTCACCTGTGGGGATACCGCTATGCCAGAAATTGGTGTAGAATATATGAAACAGCAGTTGAAAGCAACTGACATTGTTTCTCA